GAATTAGATGCAAAAGCATCCTCTTGGGCGAATGAAGTAAAGTGGGTTCCGATCAAAGAAGTGGAAGATCTTGCTTTCGATCATAACGAGATTCTCAACTCTACTTGTGAGATTTTAAAACAGAAGCTAAGCACTGAGCCAGTTTGTTTCGATCTATTGCCTGAAAAGTTTACGCTGAATGAGATGCAACAGCTGTATGAATATGCGTTCTGTTTAGACATGGATAAGGCAAACTTAAGTGCTTCGCTTCAAGTTGAAATGTCTAATCTAAACAATCAGAATCTTGCAGCTAGAGATTCTATGTCTGCTGAACAGCAAGAAAGACTGACTAATCTTCAAACTCTTGTAGACTTCCGCAAAACAAATGCTACGTTAGCGCAACAAATGGATCTTGCAAATCTTAGCAACGATCAGCAAATGCGTTTGGCTAATTTACAGCAGAAGGCTGAAGCAGACCAAGCAAACTTTACAGCACAAAATCAGTTTGAACTTACAGAGCTAAATGCAAAAGTTCAGCGAGCTACACGTCAGGCTGAACTCAAGCAAGACATGGATAAGGCTAATCTTAATACTGCTCTTCAGGTTGAGTTGTCTGAGTTGTCTGAAAAGAACGCTACTGCCCGTGCAAACATGACAGCAGAGCAGCAGACTAGGCTTCAAAATCTTCAAACACTTGTAGACTTTAAGAAGACTAACGCACAGCTTGCTCAACAAATGGACATGGCTAACATGTCTAACCAACAACAAGTAGAGCTTGCGAACCTTGCTGAAAGAGCTTCTGCTGATGCGGCTAACTTTACTGAAGCAAATCGTTTTAGATTGACGGAGCTTCAAACAGCAGCACAGGTGTTGTCGGAAAATACTCAGCTTCGTCAACAGGCCGATATTGCAAACTTAAGTTCAGATGAGAAGATTACTCTAGCAAACTTAACTGCTCAGAATCAAGCGTCAGCCGACAACCTTAACGCATCTCAACAGGCTGAACTTGCTAACTTGAATGCCCGAGTTCAGACAGAAACGCAGAATGCTCAGATGCGTCAGCAGGTCATAACGCAGTCGTTTAGTCAGCGTCAACAAACAGAGCTTGCGAATCTTGAGGCTTTGAATCGTGCAGGCTCTGAAAATCTTAGCGCTGAACAGCAGAGTCGTTTAGCAAGTTTTAACGCTACCATTGATCGCAATGTACGTCAAGCAGATCTTACTCAACAAATGGAAGCTGCTAACCTTGACGCTCGACTTAAAGTAGAGTTGTCAGAGCTTACAGAGCGTAATGCAACTTCTCGTGCAAACATGTCGGCTGAACAGCAAACACGCCTTGCTAATCTTCAAACGCTTACTGAGTTTAGAACAACCAATGCTCAGTTAGCCCAGCAGATGGATATGGCAAACCTTGCAAACGAACAGCAAATGGAACTTGCAAATCTTCAAGAAAGAGCTTCAGCGGATGCTGCAAACTTTACTGAAGAAAACAGATTCCGTATGCAAGAGTTGAACAACTATGTTCAGGTAATGTCACAAAATGAACAGCTGTTACAACAAGCAGACCTTGCACGTCTTAGTATGGAAGAGCGTATTTCTCTTGCAAACCTTGATTCTAAGAATCGTGCAGACTCAGAGTCTATGTCAGCACAGAATGTTGCAGAGCTTCAGCAGTACGAAAAGCGTATGCAGGCAGCACAGGTTAACGCACAGCTTGCACAGCAAATGGGTCTTGCAAATCTGTCTAATGAGCAGCAGGCTTCAATGTTTAATGCACAGATTGATGCGAATCTTGACATGGCTCAGTTTGATGCTAATCAGCAGGCTGCGCTGGCTAACAGTCAGTTTATGCAGTCAATGACCATGAAGGACTTCGATGCTCGACAACAGTCTGTAATGCAAAACGCAACGGCTATGGCCTCGATGGATATGGCAAACCTTGATGCCCAAACACGCTTGGCGGCTCAAAATGCTCAAGCATTCCTTCAGATGGATATGGCTAATCTTAGCAATGAACAACAGATGGCTGTTATGAATCAACAACAAGCACAGCAAACTATGCTATCGAATCAAGCTGCTGAGAATGCGTCTCGTCAGTTCAATGCTGCTAACGAACAACAAGCCAATCAGTTTATGGCAAGCCTAGCGTCTCAAACAGAACAGTTTAATGCTGCTCAATCGAATGCTATGAGCCAGTTTAACATCTCTGAACAGAATCGCATAGCTGCTCAAAATGCTCAGAATGCTACACAGGTATCTTTGGCTAATGCTCAAATGGAAACAGATATCTCAAAGTTTAATGAGACTATGGATCAACAGCGTGAGCAGTTTAATGTTGCTAACCGACAGGCTATTGAGCAAGCAGACATTGCATGGCGTCGTCAAACAAACACGATCAATACTGCGGCTCGTAATGCGGCTAACCAGCAGAATGTTATGAATGCTTTCAATCTTGAAATGTCAGAGATGCAGTTCTTGTGGCAAGAGCTACGCGACAATGCAGCATACACAAGACAGGCATATGAGAACGAACAGACTCGTATGACTCAGTTGTACGCAACGGCTATTGGCAACGAAGCAGCTGCTAGTAAAGAGTCGGGTACAAACTCTAATTCATTGATAAATCTGATCAAAACTTTCTTCGGAGGATAAAATGGGTTTTTTATCTAAAGCTTTTAAAAGTGTAAAAAAAGTATTCAAAAAGGTCGGCAAGGCCATTAAAAGTGGACTGAAGTCTGTCGGTAAGTTCATGGATAAGATAGGCATTGTTGGTCAAATAGGCTTGTCTCTTCTTTTGCCGGGGATTGGATCAGTAATGAGTGGGATGTGGGGCAGCTTAGTAGGGGGTATGCAAGCTTATTCAGGCATTGGCTCTACTATTATTAAAGGCGCTGGTAATTTTTTGAATGCAGCAACGCAAGTGGCTTCACGGGCTGGTAGAGCATTTACAAGCATTACTGAAGGCGTTAAAAATGTTGTGGGCGAAACGCTTAAGGTTGGTGCAAACAAACTTGGTCTTGGTGAAGTTGCTACGAACTTAGGGTTTACTGATCTAGGCAGCAGTATTAGCAACGCAAGCTTCGATAGCATTGGAGAGGCGTTTAATCTTAGCAAAGAAAAGTTTTTAAGTAGCTTTTCAGGAGATGCGTTCTTGCCTGATAGTGCGTATGAAGCAGCTAGAAATAAAGCCATGATGACTCCAGAACAAAGAGAGTTTATTGGCGGAGTACAAAACTTTGAAGTGACTCCTGAAGTAGAAGCACAACGGCTTCGAGAGTTTGAAGATGTTCAAAACATGTATGGCACTGACTCATATACTCGTGGTGTAACTGTCGGAGCAGATACTCCAGATCTTTATGGTCCGGGATTTGATCCTGCTCGTCAAGGCGTGACTGTTGGCGTAGATACTCCAGATCTTTATGGTCCTAATGCACCTCAAAGAATTATGGAGCAAGACGCATTCATGGAAGCACGAGAAAAGGCTTTGGAAGATCTTCCCTCAGTGGGTGAACAGCCAAGTCTTCTTTCTAGGGCAGGCGACACTGTTGTTTCTGAAGGAAGACGAATAATTGCAGACGCACCTAAAATGGCGTATGAGGGCGTAGAAAAGGGCATCCAAAGCTCTTTTGTTTCAGGAATACGACAGGCTACAGGAGTAGAGCAAGTTCCTGAGTACGAGACAACTTACTACGGTGCTTATGTCCCTACTCTAGATTTGTCTGCAGACATTGGCATGAGAACAGCAGCATTCAACCCCGTGCAGTTTGGAATGCAGAATCAAGACTTTATAAATATGTATCCGTTTGGTGCAAGCGCACAGCTATATAACGACATGACATATTTGCAGAATATGGAACAGTATGGGATGAGACAAGTATGAATGAAGAATACTTAAAAGTTGTTCAAGGTGGTAGGCCTGTTCCCGGACAAAGCTTAACGACAGATCCAGAAAACCCTGCGCCTTACGAAAGGCCACCAAAGTATACTTCAGTTCATGAAGCTTCTGAAGACATCTTTGGTTACTTAATTGAACCACAAGTCTATGCCGACATGATGATGTTGTTGGACGACGGCATGCCGATTATGGACGTAGTTCAATCGCTATTGTTCTATGGGTTTACTGAAGGTAAATGGAACCCTGATTTGATGCTGATGCTCGTTGAGCCTGTGGCGTATATGTTGCTTGCTTTAGCGGAGCGTTCAGATATAGATCCTGTTATCTATCGTGGCGAAGAAGAAGATGAGGCTGAAGAGCAGGCAATCTTAGGAGCCAACATAGAAAAGAGCAGGCTTCAAAACATCAAAGAGTTTTCAGAGGGTGCAGCAAGTATCCCTGCAGGCGTATTGTCTCCTGATCTTTTACGAAGGCTTGAAGAAGTAGAAGCTCCAGACAGTCTAATGGCTCGTCCTGAGCCTGCTGCTGAAGGACCAGACCAAGATAGTTTATTAGCTCCAACTGAAGTGGAGGAAGAAGTCTAATGTCAATTAAACCTTTTGCAGAGTCTCTGCTAACAGATGTTAGGGAGAGAAACCAACGAGAGCGAGATCGTATTCGTAAAGAGCGAGAGCGTCAAGAAAGAATGGGCTTGGTCGTAGGCATCGGTACGGCTATTGGAAATAAGTTTCTAGAGAAGAAAACTAACGATTTTCTAAAGTCTGAACCGTTTTTAAAAGACGATCTCCTGTTTAAAAGAAATTTTAAGCAGGCTAAAAAAGACGATGAAGACTATCTAGCATATCAACAGAATCCTGATTACTTTATTCAAGAGTATACAAAGAGATTTACTCCTGCTTATACTTCTTATGCTGATGCTAACGACAGCTTAAAAAATGTAAATGAAACTATCCTAATGAACGCTCAAGCGCATTCAGAGCAGAGAATTAACGAACTAGAAAAGCGTATCAATGAAGCTAGGAAGTTTATAGCGATGGCTGGAGATGACGAGGGTGCTTATCGTCAGTCAATTATTGACTCTCGCCCTGCTAACGTACAAGACGCATTTATAAAAGGTCTTGGTAACTTCATTACAGGCGGAAGTCTGAACGATGCAGCGCTCCAAACAGATCTAATAAAGAACTCTAAAACTTATGGCGAGTTATACAAGCAAAACCCAACGCTTGCTTTAAGCTCTGAGCAAATGTTACAGCAACTTAAGAGCAAAGGAGTTAAGTTTGAGGATGCTCCGATTACCTATGGCAAGCGTGAAACGATAAAGAAAACAAATGCCTTTGGAGATCCTGTCGAGACTTCTGTTCTTCCCTTGATTCAAAACAAAGTAGTTATTGGCTACTTAGATGAGAATACTGGTCAAAGAGTTGCTTACTACTCTACTTCTCAAGAACAAAGAAAAGATGTTGCAGCTGCTGTTGTAGCTCAAAGTATTCCCGGAGGCGTAGTATCTGAAAAAAATCTAGGACTTTTAAAGGCTTCAATACTTGGAAACGTCACTCCTAAACAGAGAAAAACAATGGAAAATCAAGTAAAGGAGACGTATGGTACTAAGACCGACGACGAAGCCGCACTTAATGGAGCAATAAGAATTTATTATAGCAACATCGAATTAAACAATCAACTGTTCCAAAAAAGATTTAATCTTTCGTCAAGAGAAGCAACTGCGCTTGCTGCTGAAATGCAAATTCTTCAGACAAATGTGGAGTTTTCTGGGGGCAAAAATCAGCTGATGAATTTAGATCTAGAAACAAGCCCTAACAACGTAAATCCTTTCTTAGCTATAGCCGCTATAGATTCGCTGGAGTCTAAAAATACTCTAAGCCAATCAGCTGCGTCTTATGATCGTTTACGTTCAGCCCTAGAAGTTCAGTTTTCAGGCGAAGACAACCCGATAATGCGGGAATTTGATCAGACCTTTGGAAGCTTTGATACTAACACACAGGCCGCTATTGTCGAATGGATGTACGACTATCCTTCATTAACAAGCAAAAGAGAAAATGGCCTTAGCGTTATCGAGATGCTAACTCGAACTTACCCACAGATTAAGGATATGGCTCCTACCAAACCTTCTGGAAGAACGACCTCAAGAAATCCTAGGGGAGTTGGCTATACAAGGCCTCAAACGCCTAGAGAGCCTACTGGACCTCAGTCTTTAGCAGACTTACCTGATAAAGGTGTTAGCCGTGAAGACCTTCGTTCTGTTGCTAGGGCACAAATTAAACAAGCCTTAGCTGGTGGCATGTCTGTTGCAGCACTAAAAAAGGAAATCCCCTATCAGTATTTAAGTTTAGTAGATGAGGTTGCCGCCTCTATATAAGGGTGAGATATAAATGACCAATAAAGTTCCAGACTATTTCGGATCAGACTATGGCATAGCTATGCCTGAACCTGTAGCACCCGTAGCTGATCCCTTCCGTACAGAGCGTCAAGGATATCAAAACCCTTTTAGTTTTGATCGTGTAGAGCCAGCTGTTAAAGAATCAGTTACTGATTTTAATAAAAACCCAGAAGTCTTAGAGCGTTTTGATCGAGTCATGACTTTCTTGGGTGAGAACGATACGTTTACAAACAGCTTGTTAGATAGTAAGTCTACGCCCTCAGAAACTTTACGCGACGATAACATAAACATCATGAAGCTGCTAGATAAAACAGCTGCTTTAAAGGATGCTCCAGATCAAATCAAAAAAGACTATGCGTATCTAAAAGATCGTTTTGAAAACACAAAGATTAAAGGAGCCTCTGAATACTTTGACATGTTCCAAGACTACGGCACAGACCTTGTCACCGATCCTGTTTTATTAGCAGGACTTATCGGAGGTTTTTTTACAGGCGGAACTACAACAGCTGCAACAGTAGGCGCTCAAGCTACTGCTAGGGCTGCTTTAGCAAATACGCTAAAAAGAGTGGCAGTAGGCGCTGGTAAGTTAAAAACGACAGGCGCTGTGTCAGCTGGTGCGATAACCGGAGGTGCTTATGACCTTGCGGGACAAGACCTAGATATTGCAATCAATCGTAAAGATGAAGTTGATGTAGCTCAGTTTCTTACTTCTACTGCTATAGGCGGTGCTGTAGGTGGGGTAGGTCAAGGCCTGAACAAGTTTTTGTTTGGTCAGTCTAAAGTCAACAAACAGACCGTCGAAGATGCCTTTGAAGAAGTCTACGAAGAAAAGAAAAGTTTTTTTGGGAATAAGACTCGTAAAGGTGAAACATACGATATGGAGGGTACTTCTTATCCTGCTCTTATCGGCATTCCCGGTCCTGCTGAAATGCCAGCAAAAAGAAGATTTATTGACAGGCTAGAAGGTGCTACAGCCAAGGCAGAGCAAAGTGCCGTTAAAGGAGAAACAATTGATTTAGATTCTTCTGAGTGGTCAGTAATACTTGATGACCTTGTAGAAGAAGTCGGCGGTGGTCAGCAAACAAGGGCTGCTGTTGCAGACGATATTACAGCAGCGATGGCAAGCTCTTCTGATCCTCAAAGAGTTAGAAGCAATATGCTTAATGCGCTTTCTCGAAGACTTTCAAGAGCTACATCCACTATGTTTTTTGGTAAGGCCGCTGGAGTGTTGTCTCCTTATGCGTCTTATTCTCCTACAGCAAAAACACTACAAGGAAAGTTCTCAAGAGAGTTTGACAAGGTATGGCGCGGTAATCAATATAAGATTGAAGGCGATTTCTTCGAAGCCCAGCAAGAAATTTTCGGGTCTCTCTACACACGCTATGTTGATATTGTAGAGCCTTTAGCATATAACAGAATTAAGGGTAAGTTAAAAGATAAAGTTAATGCTGATCTTAGCGCAGCTATACGAGGACAGCGTGTTGATAATGAAGCTGTAACTGAAGCGGCGGCACAAATTAAGCAGCTGTACTCTGAGATTGGTGATCGTCTTGTAAGGAACGGTGTCATTGACGAAAAGGTTGAAGACTACGTTCCTCGTATGTGGAACAGAAGTTCTATCGAAAACAACAAGAGCAAGTTTGCTCGTTTGTTGGTAGAAGAAGGAGAAGCTGCTAATACACAAGATGCTTTAAAGATTGTTGATGACTTACTAGACAAGCAGAACCAACTGGACTCTGGCACTGTCGGGCATTTCTTCTCTGCTAAACGAAAGTTCAACAACATCTCAAACGACTATAAGTTTGAAGAGTTTTTGAACACTGACGTTATTGGTACATTCTACAACTATTCTTTCCATACTGCAAAGGCTTTGGCAAAAAAGAAAGTCTTCGGTGTTCGCAACGAAGCAGAGTTTACAGAAAGATGGATTGATAAAATTGTAGATGATCACTTCGAAGCTACTGGAAAATCTTTGCCTAAGGTAGACAGACAGGCTCTGATTAACCTGTATCGAACAACTACCGGCGAAAACCTAGGCAGCTTTGACGGCTTGGCGAGGACAGGTGTAGACGCTTACGGGCTAATAAACCGTATTGCATACCTATCACAGGCCGCTGCATCTAGTTTATCTGAGGTTGCTTTAAACATCTCTAATGCTGGCTTCGTTAATAGTGTTAAGGGGCTTGGTGAAGCTCTTGAGCTTTCTTATAAATACATGACTGATGATGTGCAAAAGATTTTAAAGAGCAATCCTCAGAATCTGACTACTACTGAGATAAAAAGGGAAATGTATGAGTTTGGTCTTTCTTTAGATCAAAGCATCTCTCAAGTAGGCAACCGTCTTACAGGCGACGAGCTTTACTCTGAGACAATGCAGAAAGCGAGTAACAGTTTCTTTAAGCTTACTTTACTGGAGCAATGGACTAAGTTTGCTCAGACAGTAAGCTACACAACGGGTAAGCGCCTAATCATGAACAACATTCGAGATGTTGCTGAACACGGAAATGCTAAGGTATCTTCAAGAATTCAAAACAAACTGGATGAACTCAATGAACTTGGCATAGATGTTGATGCTGCAAAGCAGTGGTATCAGTCAGGAGGAAGCTTACAAGACGAGTTCTACTCTTCTATCAAGAAGGGCGCTGTACGTTATGCAAACGACATTATTCTCCAGCCTAACGCTATGTCGGGATTACGGCCTACGCTTTACTCAAACCCTAAGACGCAGATAGCTTTCCAGCTGTTGTCATATCCAGCCGCGTTTAGTAATGTTATCTTAAAGGGCGCTGCTAAAAAGATAACTAGGAATCCAACTCAAAACACTGCTGCTGTCTTGGCTACTGGTCTAATTATGACAGAAATGCAGAGAGGCATTCAGTGGTTCAAATCAGGCGGAACAAGTGAAAGAGATTTGACTCCTTTTGAAGCACGTATTGAAGGCCTTAAGCGTACAGGTGCTCCCGGTCTAGTCTTCCAACAGTTCGAAAGAGCTAAGAAGAGTTCAGAGTTTACTGGCACACTTTATCCTTTTGCTGCGGCTCCTTTTGGTCCTGCAGGAGCAGACATCGCTCAAGTTCTTCAAGGAAGACCTATGAGGGCTGTAGGCACTAAAATGCCTTTCTACTCTATGTATGGAAACGTAGCGAAAGCTACAGGCAACGAGCAAGAATACCAAGAATATCAAGACTTTTTCAAGCGTATGGATAAGGGAATAAGGGATTTCTTATTAGAAGAACAGCCCCTTGTTGTCAGAAAAGAGTTCTTTGCTAAGGGAGGCTTAGTAGAAGTACCTAACGCTTCATCTGAGCCTGACGAACGTATTGACAAGATGACAGGACAGCCGTATAATATACAAGCAGGTTCTGCGTTTGTTGACGAAGAAGACCCTGAAAAGCGTATGTTGTTTAGTCTAGGCGGCATTGTCGCTGAAGCCCTTGGAATTTCTGAAGAAGGAATAAAGTGGGCTAAGAGCATGAGCAAGAAGTATCCAGAAGCTGAAGAGCTAGATGGTCGTGGTGATGCTGCGAGACACTTAGCACTTGGTTGGCTTGCAAAGCAATCTAACTATCCTTCGTTTTCTAAGTTTGCAGCAAACGCACGAGAGTTTGTCGAGTTTGATGTTAAGGGTGGTGCTATGGATATAGAGAATAATAACAGAGGCTTTGACATAAACGCAAGTACTTTCGAAGAAGCTGAAAAAGAAATTCAAAGGCTTATAAACAGCGGAGAAGTAACTTACTACACTCCCAAAGAAAGTAAAGAGATGCGAGGATACTAATAATGAAAAGACTCATAGAAACTCTAAAGCGTCATGAAGGCGTCAAGTATTATGTCTACAAAGACCACCTAGGCTATGAAACTATTGGCGTAGGTCGTTGTTTAAAAGAAGGCGTAGGCTTAGGGCTTACTCATGACGAAGTAGATTACCTTCTAATGAATGATATTAATCGTTGTCTCGAAGAGCTAGACGCAGCTTTCCCGTGGTTCAAAGATCTTACAGAGATCCGAAGAGAGGCAATGATAAACTTGTGTTTTAACTTAGGACTCACACGTCTCAGAAAGTTTGAGAAGGCTTTGGCAGCTATGTCAATTCACAACTACGAAGAAGCAGCCAATGAATTTTTAGACAGTCGATGGGCTAAACAAGTAGGTAATCGAGCAAAAGAGGTTACTGAGATGATACGCACTGGAGAGCAACATGCCTAAGAAAAAAGATCCGAGGCTAGAAAGGGCAGGAGTAAGTGGCTACAACAAACCGAAACGTACACCCAATCACAAAACAAAGTCACACGTCGTGGTGGCAAAGGAAGGAGATAAAGTTAAAACAATTCGCTTTGGTCAGAAGGGCGCGAAAACTGCAGGCAAACCAAAAGCAGGTGAGTCAGAGCGCATGAAGAAAAAACGTGCATCATTTAAAGCTCGTCATGGACGCAACATTGCAAAAGGAAAGATGTCAGCGGCATATTGGGCTGATAAAGTTAAGTGGTAGGGGTTGACAAAATAGCAAAAGTATGCTATAATATTAAACTCTTAAGTAGGAAACGCAAATGACGTATCTTAATTTAGTAAATAATGTTTTAAAACGCTTGAGAGAACGTACAGTCAACTCAGTGTCTGAGTCAGCGTACTCAGAACTTATTGGTGTTCTTGTAAACGATGCAAAAGCTGAAATAGAAAACGCTTGGAACTGGAGTGCGCTTAGAAATACTCTAACGCTAACCACATCGTCAGGCGTCTTTAACTATGAACTGAACGGTACCGGAAATAACTTTAGTGTTATGGATGTTGTGAGTGAAGAAGGTAACTTTTTTATGGAGTACCGTACCCAACACGACTTCAACCAGTTCTATTTGAATCAAACACCATCTTTAGGAATACCTAGATACTATAACTTTAACGGTGTGTCAAGTGATGGTGATACGCTTGTTGATTTGTATCCTAAGCCTGATAATGTATACACGATTTACTTTAATATTATTCAACGTACAAGTGATCTAACTGCAGATTCAGACACAATTGTAGTACCCTCTCAACCTGTTTTACTTTTAGCATACGCTAAAGCAGTCGAAGAACGTGGTGAAGATGCAGGAATGTCATCAACTTCTGCATATGCTACAGCGGCTCGTGTACTCAACGATGCAATTGCTCA